AAACAAAACCTTTTAGTATATCATAAGCAGTCTTAGAGAAGAACTTTGCCTTCTCTAAGTTTGATGGTTCATCTTTGCGATGCGACATGATCTTTAACGTAACATGGAACTCCAGCAGGGTCTAACCATTTTGTGTATTCAAAATCTTGAATAGCTGTTTTCATTTGCATCCAATTATCACAAAGGTACATATCTTTGTAACCATTGTAGTTATTCCATTTTTGAATACGATAATCTGGTTGACCATTCTCAAGTAAATCAGGCATCTTCACATACCTGTAGGGGTCGTTTTGGCGAATCACTTCAATCATAATAAAATAGCATATACTTTATTATACACAATTTATTATTGTAAGTCAAGCACCATCATCATGATTCCACATGTACTCTATATCTCGAGCCTGTCCCGAATCAATAACTGGTTTTAAAATATCCTTATGTGGAACAAGTGCTACCTGTCCATCAGGAGTATCTAACATAAAAGACTCTCCTGATATTGCTTGGTCAATTATCTCATCAAAATTATCCTCAAGATATTTTAGACTTATGATTTTCACCCTAACCCCATTCTTTCTTCGTTGCCTGGAATAGGTCTGTTATTAGGATCACTACCAAGATCTACAACTGGAACATAGTCTTCTCCAAAAGCAGCCTCATTTATCTCTGATATATGTCCTGTTTGTTGTCTAGCTCTAAGCATTTCTAACACCTGTGCGGCTGATGTCAATTCAAAAGGATCTTCGTCTAAGTTATCTCTTGTACTCTTATCGTCAGGAGTTTCTTCCTCCACATAACACATCTGACAATTATTCTCTAGAAGTAGAGCATAACGCCAAGATCTTTTTCCATATCCTTTGTTATACATTTCAACAACAGTTTGATTTGGTGTCATGCCACCCTGTAAAGATAATCTAAGTGATAAGGCTCCACTTCCATCTGGTAGATACTTACAATTTTTTATTTTCATTTTCTTCCACCACGCATCCATAACATATGCATCATTCAAAGATACAAAATAAATTTCATCAATATGTGAAGGATCGTTTGGATCTCCTACTAGTGAGGTGTCTTTAAATTTTAAGTAATTCTTCTCAAAATCTTTTACCATTTTTTCATCTGTAGGTAAAAAAGCCCCATTGATTCCTACTAAAAGAACATCCTTCCCAGCAAATAAATCATGAGTTGCTTTTCTGACAAGTTGTTTCTTCTCCAAAAAGAAAAGTTCAGCATTGGGTACTAAGTTCATTTCTTCAACTAAATTATTTGTATATTATATATGTCTCTAAATTATATCTTGATTTTTTTCTATTGGCAATACGACTTCAAATTCTTTTAAGATGATTGCTTCTGGTTCTTGATCTCTTATATTACAATACTCTAACCACCTCAATGATGTCTTGTCTGGTTCTGTTAATCCTTTGCCATACAATATAGTATTTACTCTATCATTTAACGTACAAAATGTATTAACAATACGTTCGGAATTTACGCCAATCACATTTTGCACCTCCTCTCTGGACACATTGATCTTATACATCTGAAACTCTGTGCCATATATTGAATGAAATAATCCTGCCTTTACCTCATCCATAGGTCTTCCAAAAGCATACAATAAACCAGATACTCTTATGGAATGTGAAAGAAGATTATCATCTCTATGTGGAATTTTATCAGCACCAAGTCCGATCATGTAGTTTACATAATCTTGCATCAACCTGACATATTAATTGTTAAAGATAGTCTAGGTTCCTCACAAGAACATACACAATGTTCAGTGCCTGCTGGTAAAATTAAAACTCCCTCTGGATTAACCTCTTGAATTTGGCCATTGATATTCCATATAGAAGTTCCGTATATTGGTTTAACTATTACATGGTAGTCATGATGATGTGGATCGAAACTAGGTCTTTTATCTTTTGTACCAGCCGTAAAATACAAATTGGCATTAGTTTCAGATCCTTTATACTCAAATAATTTTTTATCAAGAGCTCTAAGTTCCTTGGTAAGATCCATAACATTATTAAGTAAGGTTGTGAATCCTAAATCATATAATCTCTTCCATCTATCATAGATTAGAAATTTTCTAGAATCAAAAAATCCATCAGAAGTGTTGCCCATCTGATTGATAACTTCTATTGCTAATTCTGGCCATCTATATTTTATTTGAAGAAGATCTAACATGCCTTCCTCAGTTAAAGTTATTTCATGTTCACCAATAAATTTTGCAGCATTCTCAAGATACATTAAAATAATCCTTTCTATAATAACGACCTAAAACATTACTATTGTAGTAAGCAGGTTCTCCATTGTCAAGAGCCTCAGTTAAAACGTTGTTAATAAACAGTTGTCTAGTCTCTTCATAGTTGGTTTTCCCCAAAGTAGTATGGAGTGACAAGATCTCTCTGGAAAAATTTGCCTTTCCAAATTCGGATACGTCGGTTTTGAGTTCTGGGGACGATCCATAATACTTCTTCCAGTCCGACTCGCTAGTAACCTTTCTCTTTCCTCCCCTAGGCTTACGTTTCTGTACAAAGTACTTTCTGCCGATGTACTTTTTACCTGTTGTCTTATTTGTAATGCAGTAGACGAAACCGAAGAAATCATTAATATCGTCAGAAGTGAAAGGTTTACCCTCATATAGCCAGGGGTTTTCGTAATCTCCTCCTTCAACCATTCCATAATTCTCATATCTTTACACTATGTATAACAGGTTTCTCGTTCCTCAAAACGTTGTATAATTCTCGATTTTCAGAGGCAGATACAGGATAGAACTCAGCACTAGGATCAAATCCATCATACCTTTTTGCTTGATTGATTACAATAGAACCATCCTCTCCTGATTGTGACCTGTGAAATGTGCCACGAGGTATGAGTAGAGCACCACTCTGTCTGGTAAGATTAACAACGTGGTATGGATACTTCCATTGTAAATTTACTAACTCAAATATCCTTGACCCCGATACTACTCTATTATAATCGTCTTGGAAACTATGAATATAAAATGACTTTGCACCTACACAATCATCTGGTGGTGAGGTGGCAGGGCCATCATGGATTACTAGGTCTGCTGCATTAGATTCTTCAACAGATATATCATAGAATACAACAGCTTCTGTCTCTCTAAAGATTCTATGTTTTATAAACTGGACTTCGTTCATTTCAATTTATCCCAAGTATCTTTCCAATCTTTAACCTCTACAACTTCTCCTAATTTATTATTCAATATTGCATCTGCTAGTGGCCTATCGTTACCATATTCATCTAATCTATCTCCAAAAAATATTACATCACCATCCATGAAGTCTCTGATAATTTGACTCTTATCACATCCCTTCTTAGATATATCTACTCCTGTTTGTCCTCCAACATGGGCATACATTTCTGGAAACTTTTTATTGAATCTATCTGCTATTGCTCTTCTTTCATTTTTTATATCATCCCAATCACAATAAACTAATCGTTCTACCTGATTTGCCCCTCTACCAACAATACTAAAATTTACACAACCTGGCCTTTCCTCTATGTGAGTTCCTGTTCTGACAGGAAAAGTACTTTCAAGTAATTCCTCATTTAGATGTTCTCTTGCATCTAGTGGCAGTGTCCAAGGATTAGTATAGATGGAAATATCCCCTTCGTATACATCATTCCCAGCACAATTATACACTCTCTTGCAGTTGCAATAGAGATGATGTGTAATTTGTTCTATAGTTTTATCTCTATCACTGCCAGTGACAAGATAAACTTCGTTTATTAGAGCAAAACTATTAAAAAATATTAAAAAGTTCGGGTCTATCTTTTGTCTACTGGGAGTTAGAGTCCCATCAACATCAAAAATATATTTCATAATATGATTATAAGATTAATTACTTAGTTTGTCAACCCGCTCCATTTCCTCCACCATTTCCACCGTTGCCGTTACCACCATGGCCGTTCCCATTGCCACCATTACCGTTCCCATTACCATTAGAACCGCCTTTTTTACCATTAGATTCATCATTTGCATCTTGATTTTCTGGTTTTAGATATCCACCATAACCTATTTTATATCCTTTGGGAATAGGTTTACACTTTTTGTCATCATTACAATAATATTCTCCCTCACCACACTTCTTTTTTTCCTCATCTACAGGTAGAAAATTTACATACTTATTATGTTCTTTCTGCTTCATAATTTTGGCAGCAATGGCACCAGCATCTCTCTCTTTCTTCTGTCCTTTTTCTAGAACTTTTGTTTTTCTTCTGAGAGATTTAATCATCTTAGCAACTTTACCTTCACTAATTACTTCACCATGCTCAGGTTCAAAAGAACAGTTCCACTTTCTAAGTGACTTATTGATCCTTGAATCTGGATCTCTAGCTGTCTTTGCTGATGTGAGTCTTTTCTTCATGCCTTTCATTCTAGCACAGAATGACTTTCTTCTCTTCGCTGACTTAGATCCTTTCTTTAACTTAGATGGTTTTGTTGTAACCGCAGTCTTCAGTTTTGAGCCTGGGTTCGCAGCACGATATGATGCAACACCTTTTGCATTGAGTCCACCTGACTCACTCTTACCCTCCTTTCTTTGCCATGCTGGAGATCCCTCATCTATTTGTACCTCTTCTTTCATCTTGGATGCAACCTTCATGTCTTCTAATCTCTTGAGAGCGGCATTTAGTTTTGCCTTTTTCTTCATGTTAGATGGTTTTGAAGAATAAGCTTCGTAGGTTGTTGTAGTATGTTGTTCATCAGGAGTGTTTGATGAAAGATTCTTTGCTTTTTGTTTCTTAGAGATCTTTGGCCCACCAATAGGATCACCATACTCATCTCTCTTAATTTTGTTCTTTGCTTCCCACATAAATTGAGCAGCTACTAACTTTCTACTAGTATCAGCTTCCATTTCTTTAGCCTTCTTTTGATCTCTTATATTTCCAGAGAGAGCTAATTTTCTTGCAACTCTAGTTCTCTTTGCAATTTCAGACTCACCATCTGAAGTATCGTACAATGATTTTTCAGTTGACCTTCTGATATCTGATTCTGTTTTCTTAGGCATCATGGCTTCAGATACTTTTTTCTTAGGTTTATCAGTACTAACGTATGTAGGTTTTGCAGCACCTGACTTGGACTGTTGATTAGGATCTGCCTTCTTCTTTCTTCTTGCAGCAGAAAGTCTTTCTGCTTTAGTCATACTTGCTCTCTTAGATGATGATACACACTTAGGAGTACCCTCACCTGGCTCATCACTAGCACATGTGCCACCTGTGACAACGTTTACCCAACCACCTTTACCATCTTTAGACTTAGATCCTTTGAACCACTGGTGTAAATTACCCTCAGTTTGTATTTTCTTTCTCTTTTTTCTTTTAGAAAATCCCGCTGGGTTATTGATATTTCTTTTCGCAGCATCTTGACGAGCTATACTATTAGCTTTTCTTCTTTGTCTTGGATCTGTCAAATCATATCCTCTTTCTTTTGCAATCTTGTTCATAAAGTAGTTACCATCATCCTCATTGAGACTGCCCTCTGCGTGAAACTCCTTCTCTGGATTTTTAAGTTTTGGTTTTTCAACAGGTGTCTTACTTTTAATACCTATATCTTTGTTAATTAATTGATGTTGTTTTGCAGCTTCACCTTTTTTTGCTTTGATAACTGTGTCATCACTCATTGCTGTTTGAGTATTTCTTACTCTTGCCAACATACTTTCCTGACTCTCTTCTTTCATGTTAAGACCTTCGGGTGTCTTAGGAATCATGATAGGTTCCATCATCTTCTTCTTAGCCCAGTCATCTGGAACCATGAGATGTTTGGTTTTAAATGCCATGTGTAATGTTGTAGTATCAATGCCATTATCCTTTGCAATCTTTTGCATCAACTTATCTACTTCATCATAAGCAGGGTAGTCCATCTTGACTAGACCATCTTCCAACTCTTTCACATAGTCTTCCTTCATAGAATATTTGACATTCTTCTTCCTCTTATTCATCTCTCTCTGTATTCTCTTCAACATGAAAGTATTGGCAGGGCTCTTGTCCATACCACTAAACTTTTTATGAGCAGCTTGAAGTTTTTCATCACTCTGCTTTGCCATTTTGGCGTCTTCGTTGAATGATTCTTTAGTCACTTTTTTCTCAGGTAAACCTTTGTGTTTTGTTTTAGCGAATTTCTTTACGCTGGAACGCTTGGTGGTGGCAGCA